CTCTTCTTCAGCAATTTCCTCAAAATTTGTAAAACCTTTTGTATCAATTAGGGGAAGAGCTCCTGATGTTAACTGTTTAATTCTTAATCCTAACAACCTAGCTTTTTCATATTTTGTCAAAAAATGCATTGAAACTTTTTTTTGTTCAGCAACCAATTTTTGAACGTCTTTATCAGATAATACTTCACTGGTATATTTACTAGCCATGTCGTATATAAGATTACGAATATAATTTTTAAACCATTATAAAATCATTTTTCGTAATTTTATGAAAAAAAAATTGAAGAAAATAATTATGAATATATATTATAAATTGTTGCAAATATATTAAATATTCGAGCATTCCGTCAAAAGAAAAACTGCTTCAAAAAATTGCACAACGTGTATTGCCACAAATTTTTCATCAAGAATGCTCTAAAAGTGAAAAAGAACTTACAGATCTTCAAATCGATAAATGTAACACAATTAAAAGAATTCTTTCTAAACGATATGTAATTGGTAATAAAAATATGAAAAATTGTGATATTGATAATAATAATAACTTGATCAAAATATCTATAAAAGGTTTGTCATACAAAGCCAACTATCCATCAACAGATACTTTTGATGAAATTAAACAAACTCTGGAAAAATTGAGTGAACTTTAATTACAAAAAATTATAATACTTCTAGATATTAAGTATATTTCCACTCAGTACAACATGTTCTACAAACATACACCAACTCCATTGTCTTCTCTATAGAATAAAACACAGCTTCCTGCTTACTTTTATCACTTCTAGTTGGACACTCCTTATTTGGACACTTCTTTTTCTTCGTTCTCGGAATTGTATGATCATAAATAATAAACCTATTATTAATATCAGCATTACCACTTGTCAACGAATTATCAGTATAAACTTTACTAAAAATAACCAAATTTTTATTATCCTCCTGATAGCCACAATTCTTACACTTCATAAACAATTTCTTATTAGACTCGTAAGGATATAACATACTTTCACAAATTTTACAAAAATTGACCATGTTACTATTATAATAGTATATTATAATTTTTAAATAAATTATTCATTTTTTTATATTTTATGCTAAAATTTTTTGCCAATGCTTTTTTTTAAAAAAACATATTTTTTATATTTTATGCTAAAATTTTTTGCCAATGCTTTTTTTTAAAAAAACATATTTTTTATATTTTATGCTAAAATTTTTTGCCAATGCTTTTTTTTAAAAAAGCATATCACTTGAGATCTTTAATAACTTTCAACATTGCTTTGTATCGATTAGTAATTTTCATGTTATATGTCCATTCAGTGAAATACTTTTTTTTAGCATATTTCTTGGAATATTCCTTCAAACGTTCTATATAATATTCCTTTTTCTCCATTACTATTCTATAAATAATATCACCAAAATCTCCATAATGCTTACTATCCCTTGTTTCAAACATTTTGATAACAGCTAAAGCAAAATTCTGATGCTCGACACACCTATTGTAATCCTCTAGTTTAGAAATAGGATCACCATCATGTCCAGGTTCATTAACAAGCGGATATTTCACACCCATCACCAAAGCCTTAATCGCCAACATAATTTTATCTAATGAAAAAGTAGGTTTCCACCTATCACCTTCCCATGTATTAATCATTGACAAACAAACCTTACCATTACAATACAAATTTGGATTCATCCTCGAATAACCATCATTTGGCAAAATAATTTCTACATATGGAGGACTGAATGGATACTCTTTTTCAGGATCTTTACTAATACCCAACTTGAATGGATAAATACCACCATCATACGGTGTATCCTCATCTCCAATAATAATAAAATTAAAAGTACCTAATATATCAGAATCATAATAGAAATAAATTCCAGATTTCTCCAAATCTTCCCTACATTCTTCCAACGTCTTAATATCCTTCAAAATTCTTTTGATTGTTCTTTTTGAATAACTCATTGTACTTATTTATATGTAAGTTAATATTTAAGTAATTTATAAAATCAATTTTAACAAAGAGAGAGTGCCTTTCTCTTTTGAACTCTACGCTCAGTCCTCACTCCGTTCGGCTGGTTAAATTTATAACCAATTTGACCCAACGTCCGTAGGAAGCTGGAGCGTAGAGTTCAAAAGAGAGGGGCACTCTCTCTTTATTTAGACGATTCTCTCGTGGCACATGATGCAGCGGCCACAAGGTTTGCCATTGATTGGATACCAACAACTCCATGTCATTCGTAGAATGTCGTCATAACCGTTTTTTCTGGCAACATTGAGCATGTCTTTTTTGGTGTACTTGATTGTTGGGAAAACGAATCTTTTGAATATGTTGATTGACGCATCATTACCTCTTAGGTTTTTCTTTACATAACAAATGTTTGGGTTATGACCACTTCGTGGACACCATAATTTCCCTTTCATTGTTTTGTTTAACATTGAACCTGGTTCGTTTTCAACACATATTTCTATGTTTTTGCCCATATTTTTAGTAACTTGTGCCATGGCTCCGTATTGGCATACTGCACGACGGACACGTCCTTGTGATTTTAGGATTTTCATGTGATAAGTTATTTCAGGATCAACTGTGACTTTTTTGATATCTATTACTGGCAAAAGTGTTTTCTTTGTTTTTGGAAATCGTTGATGTAAACGCTCTATGATTTTATTCATGGCTGAATACTCAAACTGCCTATTCTTCCTTCTTGTACTATTTTGCGGTAAATTATCAATAACATCCGATATATAAATAGGTTGAACTGTTTTTCCCTCATCGATTAATGCCTGACAAACTCTAAATGTGGAATCATATCCACCAGTCCAAAAGACATATATAATATTGCCGTTATTAGACAAATTTGAAAAAAGTTCTGTACTAGATAAAGGTACAATTCCCATCCAAAAGAGAACTATAAGAACAAAAACGGTGATAATTAAGGCGTAAAATAATATTTTTTTATTGATTTTCATCATATAGTATAGATGAGATTAATTTTGAAAAATGGAAAAAAAGTGATTTTAAAAAATCAAACAAATATAAAAAAATATTATAGTTGTAATATTAGTAATGACGACTGAAAATTATAGTTTGAATAAATTTTTGGAAGAACGTAGAATTACTAAACCTTTGAGACCGAGGAAAAAAGCCACGGAATCGAAGGAAGATTTTCAAGTTAGATTGCATAATCATGACGTTAAACACAAAGAGTATGAGAGCCTAAAGGTAAAACATACTCACACGTGGTGGGGTCCCCCATATAATGCGTTATATCGAATTGAAAATCATGAGTATGATACGTTATTCCATTTGTACGACGAAGCTGTAAGAGCAGGCCAAGGCTTGCATTTAACTGAGCGTCATAACGATCTTGAAAGATCTCTTATGATTATTGATATTGATGAAAGATATGGTTTATCTGTTACACAAAGATTACACACAAAAGAACATATTCAGAATTTAGTTAAAGCTTACAATGAAGAAATTTGTAACTGTTTCGAAATTGAGCCGGATGACGATCGTTTAAAGGCTTACGTTTTTGAGAAACCTACTATTGTTACTACTGATTCTGAGGTGAAAGATGGAATTCACATTATGTATCCTCATATTGTCTCTGAACAGTGGGAACAGAAATATATTAGGAAACAAATTCTTAAGCGTATCCCTGAAATTATGGATGGGTTACCACTTCAAGTTAAACCATATCAGCTCGTTGATGAAGCTGTAATTCATGACAATCCATGGCTTCTTTTTGCAAGCAAGAAGAAAACTGGAGATACATATGAGTTGTCTTACGTGTTCGATTGTGATGCCGAATTTATTTTCGATGCAGAAACCTTCGATCCGGAAACCACTACAGAAGATCCTAATTTGCTTATTTGGGAGAATGAATCACCAGCTAAATTTCTGAGTGTCCGTTTATCCAATAAGGTTCAACCTCTTGTTACAAGAGATGAAGTTTTACCTAACATTGTTAAGAAAAAAAAGATCAGACGTAGTGGTAGAAAGAAATCCAAAGCAACTGATTTTGACATCTTCGAATTAACTGAAATTATTAATTTATTATCAGTTGAGAGAGCAGGTGACAATAACGGTTGGATTCAAGTTGGTTGGGCTTTGTATAACATTGATCCAACTAATGAGAAACTTCTTGATTTGTGGATTCAATTTAGTAAAAAAGATGTTACATATAGTGACAAAGCTGAAGAGACGTGCCGTGAATTTTGGGAGAAAAAGTTTAAAGTCAAAGAAGGTGGACTTGGAATTGGAAGTTTGTATCATTTCGCCAAGTGTGATAACAAGGAGAAATATGATGAATTGAAGAGAAAGGGTTTGAAAGTCTTTATTGACAAAAGTATTGAATCAAAAACAGATTATGATCTGGCTAAGGTTCTTTATGAAATGTACAAACATGAATTTGTTTGTTCTGCCACTAAAAAGGGCGGTGAATGGTATCATTTCCACAACCATCGTTGGGAGGAAATGGAAGCCGACACTGAGATTTATGAGAAAATTTCGGTGAATATGTGTGATGAGTATTGTCGCCGTTTATCCGATTGCAACTCTGATTCTATTGACGAAAATTTGTCAGAAGAGGATAGAGAAGCGGCGGAGAAGAAAGGTCAAAAGATGATGGATGTAATCCGCAAATTGAAGACCAACTCAAATAAGAAAAGTATTATGGATGAATGTAAGAGACTTTTCTTCGATAAGAAGTTTAAAATTAAACTTGACACAAATCCGTATCTTATTGGTTTCGAGAATGGTATTTACGATTTGGAGAAGCAAGAATTCCGTGACGGTGTTCCTGAAGATTACGTATCCATGTCTACTGGCATTGATTACATTGGATTTGATGAGGAGGATGAGAATTGGATCGATTTGAAATTGTTCCTTTCATCCATCTTTTCTGATGAAGATATGTATGATTATTTCCTTACATTTATGTCCACATGTTTACAAGGTCTCAATAAGGAAGAGAAATTCCGTATTTGGATTGGTACTGGATCAAATGGTAAGAGTAAATTGGAAGAGCTTTTCTTGAATGCTTTTGGTGAATATTGTATGAAATTCCCGATTACTATGTTGACGGGTAAGCGACCACAATCTGGTGCAGCTGATCCAGCTGTTGCGAATGCTAAGGGAAAGCGTTTCTGCTATTTCGAGGAACCCAATGAGGGAGAGAAAGTTAATGCTGGTAGGTTGAAAGAGTACACTGGTGGTGATAAAGTTGAAGGTCGTGGATTGTACCAAGCCAAATCGGAAGAGTATAAGCCACAGTTCAAGTTGTCACTTTTGTGTAACTATTTACCATCTGTTCCACCAACTGATGCTGGTGTTTGGAGACGTATTGAAGTAATTGAGTTCAAGAATAAATTCGTTGATAATCCTGTTGAGGATTTCGAATTCAAAATTGACAGAAACATTTCCGAAAAGATCCCAAAATGGAAAGAACTTTTCATGGGTCTTCTTATCGATGTGTATTACAAAAAATACAGAGAAACCGGACTCAATGTACCTGACGAAGTCAAGAAATACACAATGGAGTACCAGAGACAATGCGATATGTACTCAGATTTCATTATCGAATGTATGGAAGAAACTGAAGACAAAGAGATCAAAATGCCAATCGGAGATCTCCATGAGGAACTCAAGATTTGGTATATGGAGAACTTTAATGACAGCAAAACTGTTCCTTCAAAGAGGGATCTTAAGAAATACCTTGAGAAGAGGTATGGACAGAAGAGACTTAAAGGAGATGATGTTCAAGGTTGTAAATTCAAGACGAACTATACACGACGTGCATCCGAAGGTATTAAACTTAATAGTATTCTCGGTGACTTCCAATAAAGGGAGATTGCATCTCCCTTTTGAACCCTACGCCCGCCTTCGCGGTCAAATTGGTAATAATTATTTATTACCAATTCATGTTATAATTTGTTGATATTTTTTGTATGAACAAATTGGTTATAATTTATTTAGTTAAATAGCTCCTGTTAGGATGACGTTTTTTTTGACTACTTTTCCATTTCGGATTAAAGTTCCATAATGTGTTGTTACCCATTTTCGACTTCTGTAACATTTTGGTGGTAATTTTGAATCATTTGTCCTTAATGATGAATGATTACTTCCATTATTTGCTGCAAAAGTCTTTTCATAAATACCTTCATATATTGTATCTCCATAATAAAAAACAACTTCATTTCTCCTTAATAATCGTCAATTAACACGGATATTTCCAATACTTTGACCTCCTATATGAATTCTTAATCTTTTTCCATTGAAGAAAGCTTTACTCAAGTTTCCATTTTCGAATTTAGTAAATCTCAATCTACAACTATAACACACTCTTTTACAACCTGTTGTGTTGTCCCAATAATATTTAATGGACATGTTATAAAATAAACGCACATTTTATTTTATTATTTTCCCATTTTCTTTATTTTTTCATAAAGTGTCAAAAATCTTTTCTTAGGATCATACACCAACTTCATTCTAAAATATTCCTCAGGATTTATATTAAAAATCTGCCAAAACATTTCTTCAGAGCATGAAACAGGCGCATATAAAAGTTTTCGACCTCCATACTTGAGAATTTGTTCCTCCAATTTTTCATCAATCTTATCTGGACGTTTCTTTAAATTCACACCATAACCTAACCCAAAATCACAAAAATAACACTCCCCCCACAATTGAAAATTCTCCTTACACCTAACTGGACAAATATAAATCGGAAATAACTTATATTCCTCACAAAACCACTCGAAAAACTCAGCACTTCGACCCATCGGGATAAAAACATCATTACAATCTAACGCCCCATGTTCAAACCCAATCATCTTCGCAACTGCCCTATATTTTGTTGATTGAAGTAATGACTGCGGTATAAACTTACGTAAATCTCCATTTCGCGTCCACTCTGGCGTCTCCATTGTCGTGTAATACATATCAGGATCCCATCTCCATAAATAATCATACAACTTAAAATACTGCTCGGTCACCTCATTTTTCTCCAATTGCTTCCAAAACACCTTCGTTTTATCAAACATAATTTCCGGTGTTTGTTTACTCTTTGGCACAAAAACTTCAAAATAACCTTTAACCAAAACCAAACTATTCTTACCAAATATAGTTCCATCCAAAAAATCTATCTTATCATCACTACAACACCTATCCAACTCCTCAAAATATTCCTTCGGATCAGTAAATCTATCATAAACAACCCTAACATAAGGTTTCGCTTCCCGTATTTTCAATTTCATCTTCAAAATATATCCAAATGTGCCTAAAGAGTTGGGGACAGCATAAAACAAATCCTCATTCTCTGATCGTGAACAACGAACAACTTCTCCACGACCTGTTAAGACTTCCATTTCCAGTAATGTTTCGTGTATGAATCCGTATTTAAAACTTGCAGAACCCCCACCAATTCCTGCTATAAGTCCGGAGAAAGTAAGGTGTACCATATCTGGTGGAATTTGTATTATCCAGTTTTTCTTTAAAAGTTCGTCAAGCAAATCTTTTACATAAACACTTCCTTCTATTGTAGCATATTTTTCTTCATAATTAATATCTAAAATTTTGTTAAACTTTTTGAGATTTATTTTATTTGTATTTTGTAGAATCGGTAAGCCAAAAACATGACCACAATTTTTAACAATTGGTTTTGTACTTGACGATGTTAATCTTTCGAAATCTTTTATTACCAACCTAACTTTATCCTCATATTTCATTTTATTGTCCTTCATTTTGACTATAATCAACACTAACATTATTAATAAAGCAAGAGAACCTATTCTATCCCACATATTTATAATAATTTGTTATAATTTTGTTTTTGATATAGAACACATGTCTAATTTTAAAAATAAACAAGAAAGAGTTTAAAAGAGATAATATTTCTTTAGGGCTTAAAAAATTGTTAAGCTTTTAATAGATGAAGTGGCTGAAAAAGGCTCGAAAAAAGATATTTAAAAAAACTAAACGGAAGTTTATTAATAAACTTATAGTTTCCAGATTTGTGAAAACTAAGGTAAATTTATTGCTAATAAATATTGTTTCTTTTGTTATTAGATTACATATAAACAGTATTTTGTGTTTTTTATTATGTCCTGATATAAGTATAAAAGATTTTTGTTTACAGGTGCTTGTATCTATCTTGACAACTATCTCTGGAGATTTTGTTCTATATATTTTAAATAAGTGTGATGATGATTTTTACAGAGTAACAAGATATTTCTTGAACAACTACACAGAGGAGAATTTAGAGCGGTGGAAAAAGATATTGGTTGTAGGAATAAATGTTTATCTAATTTTGGGATTGCTTTTTGTAAGCATTACTAGTTGGTTATTAATATATTATTCTGTACAATATTTAGTATGTTTCTTTATTATTGATTATTTTAAGAAACAAAAATGGAAATATTGGCACAATGTTTACAGAGAATATGTTGAAAGACCTGTTGTTATCCAGAGGGAGGAAACTTTACAAATTATTGATAATCACTTTAATCATGAATTGAAGAAAAAAGGCGTGGAACAATTACGGATAGAAACAGTTAATAAAGATTATTTCAATGTTACTACGAATGAAGATAAACAACCTGTCACAAAAATGAAAAAAGAACAAGTTACTGAAGTGAAACAAGACACTGAAGTAAAACGAGATACTGAAGTGAAACAAGACACTGAAGAAAATCGTAAATCAAGTTTTGATGAATCAGAATTTATAATTGTTAATTAAAAATAAAAATGATTTAAAATTTATTTTTTTTTATAAAATAAAAATGGGTATATTTTATATTGTTAATATTGAAAAATTGGATGGGAGTAATGATAAAAATCATTTTACTCATGATGCTTATTTATTTGAGGATAAACAAAAAGCAATTGATTATGCTTATGAACTTTCATTACAACATAAACCATTTTGTGAATTTTGTAATGAAAATATGTCAATAGGTAAGTATAAATATACAATAGACTCAATGTTGGGATTGTATATAGATATATATGTTAAAAAAGTAAATACATCAAGTTCTTCTAATATGATTTTTTCTTATTCATTACCCATATATTGATTCATATTGATGTTTACTTTATTTTTTTTGACAATTATAAAAATGAAAATCAAAATGGCTAAAAGGAAAATAATTAAAAGGAAAATTGATAAGAAATAGGTAATTTTCACATTGAGTTGTTCAGTTTTTTGTGACTTATAAATATTGTTTGTAATTGTATTAATTCTCTTATCCAATCCATTCAAATTCTTTTTATTTTTCAGTAACTTTTCGTTTTCAAGCTTACTGATATTTATACTATCATTTCTCTGGAGTTGTAAGTTATTCATCATTCTTTTATTAAATGTATTTTGTAAAGAAGCATTATATGTTTGCTGATTGGTTGTATTTTGTTGTTCCTCCTCTTGTATCAAATTATATGCATCAGTGATTGTAAAATTAGTTTGTCCACTCATTCTTTGCTGTAACATAATTTGTTTTGCTCTTAGATATTCCTGATTCTGTGTGCTTTGTGCAATTTCTTCAGAAATCTGATTCACTTGACTTGCATATTGTGTTTCAGCCATTGAAGCCAACTGTGATTCAGAATAATAATTTGGAACATTATAAATAGGATATGAGCAAGTATTGGGATTTGTATTATTACTGTGTGTATTACTCAAATTAGTTGAAATACAAACTGGTTGAACAGCACTCGAATCACCAACTGGACATGACATATTCACACTCACCTTATCAATCTCTCCAGAAGTGAAATTGACACTATTTGTAGAAGTTTGACCATCAGGTTCATTCTGACATTTGTATGAATAATTAAGCTTATAATCTGTACAAGATCCGTCATATCCTAATTCATTAACAGCATCTTGTAGAGCCGATGTCAAAACACTATTGGATTCATCATAAACACAACTTGAATATGTACCATTATTTAAACACCCCTGTTTCAATTTGGATGAAATACTATAAGTATTGCTTCCACAAGTTACATTTGCACTAAAGTTATCCCAATCTATTGGTGTATCTATAGCTTCTTTGTAAATCATATATTGGCATTTTCCACTACCATCACAAGTTTGATTTCTAGCCCAGTCTACACATTTGTCTATGGATGAGGTGTTACTTTCAATTGAGGTAACGTTTGCACTACTCTTAATTGATTCTAAATCAGATTCTGAAAGACAACCTACTGATAAACTTTGATAATCTTTGTCATTACATTTATTGTAACCTGCTTCTGAATCATACATACAAAACTTTTTATTTGTTGAACCACAATCTGAATCATTTGAACATTTTTTTACGCATTTTTGATTATTATCATCACAAACCCAATTACCACTGGATCCATATTTTACTGTACATTGATTTGTAGATGTACAAGAAATTGTGTCACTGTAATCAATACTAGTACCACTCATATATATTATATAATATATAAATAATACTAAATATAAATTTGATATGGTAAACTCTTGTCAGAATAAAATGAACATCTATTCCTAACCTCCATATCAATATATTCTGATGAATTTTCATCTGACGAGTTACAACATTTATCTATTAATTCACTATTTATCTCTTCTTGATTAAGAGACCCCAACTCTTCTTCTTGATTAAAACCAAGAGATGATTCATTTTTATCATCTAATAAACTTGAATCTCCACCTGGAAATTTAAATTTATTGACTTTTTTTGCTCTATAAAGTGGTGATGTATTGTCTTTTAGTTTGGTAAATTTTTTGTTTGGAACAATAACAAGAACCATTATAGAAACAAATATAACTGCACCTGTGATGATGAGTGATGATTTTGATGAGATGAATCCGGTCCAATAAAGACCAATAGGAATTGTAATTAATAATAAAACAAAAATTATTCTTTTCATTAGTTCGATTAAAAAAGATTTTACTGAATTTTTTTTATTTTTTTGTCTGATAATATTTGTTCCTGTATTAATTCTTGTATTCAAGTTGTATTCCCTGAGTTTATTTCTGTTATACTCATTTGCTTTTAATTGTAATAACTCTTGGTTTTTTTTGATGTCATTATCTTTGTAATTAATTAAAGATAATGAATTATTTACACTTTGGGTTTGCTCTTTTTGTAAATAATTTTGAATATCAACATATTCTTTAAGATTATCCATATTATATTATATAATATATAATACATGAAAGTAAAGAATAAAAGAACTCTAAAAAATGGTGCTGCAGAGAAAAATCGCAAAATTCGCAAATTATAATTTAATATACGTTGTAACCTAAATACTTATTTAAAGACTTCATATATATATTATATATGAGTTCCGACGTTTTTTTGAAATTTAACTACATTAT